TTCAATCGGCGGAATAGCCGGTATTATCGGAGCGGCTTTTGGACAGGATTGGAGTTTTTCAATGCCTGAAAATCCGCCTCTCATTCCGAGATTTGAAGAACCCACGGAATCACCGGCACGAAAATTTGCAAAAGGCGGTATTGTTAAAGCTCCGACACTTGCGGTTGTCGGCGATAACGCAGGTGCTAACAGCGGTAACCCTGAGGTTATTTCTCCTCTTAACAAGTTACAGGGTATGCTCGACAATTCGGGCGGTCAGGATACAGTGATTCTCACACAAATTCTTGACATGCTTAAACGCATTTATGAAATGTTCATTATCTTTCGCAATAACGGCGGCAACACTTATTCGTTTACTGCCGAGCTTGAGGGTTCAACGCTTTTTGAAGAAATGATAAGACAGGATGAGCTTTACAGACGCAGACACAACGGTAAATCCGCATTCGCATAAAGGGGGAAATGATATGTCAAATTATAACGGCTATTTGCTTAAATTCGGAAACAACATAATGCCGAATAAGTACATTACCGCATTTTCGTCAACTCCGAATCAGCGACTTGAAACTTCTGCGGAACGAGATCAGAACGGTACGCTTCAAAGGGCAACGCTGCCAAATTACAAAACAAAAATTTCGTTTTCAACTCACATTCTTCATCTTGACGAAAAGATTGATTTTCAGTCGATTATCAACCGCTCAATGGCGAATAAGTTACAGAGGAAGTGCAGGGTAACTTATTGGAACGATGAAACGAACAGCTATTACACCTCTTATTTTTATATTCCCGATATTGAATATACCGTAATGGATGCCGAAAAGAATGATATAACCTATCAGCCGATTACTGTTGAGCTGATTGAGTATTAAGGGGTGATTCTTAAAAATGCTTGTATCTAAAGAAATTGCTGATAAGCTGAAAACAAACACACTTTACAACACCGTTGCCCTGCATTCCCCCGACGGCAGTTTTGAGGATATAACAGGTGAAAGTATCGTGCTTGACAGTTTTTCGCTTGAAAATGAAATCGTTGAAAAAGAATTGAAATTCGGCGGTTGCATAGCCTCTGAAATGAGCGTGAAACTCATTGATTATGATTGCTCGGCTTTGATAGGAAAGACAGTACAGGTCATCATAATTGCAACATATCTTGAATCAGAGTTGTATCCGTCAGATGATTTGTACCCGTCAAATACTCTTATTTGTCCTGCCGAAACAGGAACGGTTGAATGTCCTGTTTTCTACGGTAAAATTCAGTCGGCTCAAAGAGATAAAAAACAGCGTAACATCGTCAAAATCATAGCCTATGACGCTTTTTATGATATGTCAAAGGTGGATGTGTCTTTGTGGTTTGCAGGCAAAGAGAACGAGGACGGCAGTTTTGCTTATGGTTATGCGCACTATCAAAAAGACGATAATTTTAAGAGCTTTTATTCAATAATCGCAGAATTTGCCAAAGATTATGCAATTACAGGGGTTTCACCGCCGAGCTTATCTGTCTTTAGTGTACCACTGAAATTTGATGATACCTGCGTGGAAAAGGTTATAAAGGACATTACCTTGTCAGATTTAATCCAAGCTTATGCAGAATTAACTTTGAGCTTTGCCGTTATAGATGCCGACGGAAAAATGCGTTTTAAAAGGCTGTATTCTCAATCTTCCGTTGAAACAATCGATTCGTACAAAGATTTATCCTTTGAAGATTACGAACTTGAGCCTATCCGTATGTACAGTGCTAAGTTTGCTGATAAAAAAGCGTTTTTGTATGGCAACAGTAACGATTTTTCGTGGTATGTTTCCGATAACATTTTGATGAGGTGCAGAACAACAGCAAGTGATATCGGCACAAAATATAATTCTGTTAATTTTTTTGGTGATGTATATAAATATCGCCCGACAAAAATTAAGCTGTTTTCGTATTGGTGGCTTGAGGCAGGCGATAAGTACACAATTAAAACTCCGTTTGAAGATTTGCCGACAATCGAAACATTTGTGTTCAATAAGAAAATGGACGGATTTATAACTGCCCTCACATCAAAGGGCGAAAAACGATTAGGAAAGGAAGTAAAAGAAAATGAACAAATACAATAAAATTGTCTTTGTGAACGGCTCTGCTCCGCCCCTCAATGCCGATAACCTCAACCATATGGACGAGGGGATTGAACGGGCAACAGACGGGGCAATTGCACTTGAAACCGAAATAGCCACGGCAAGAGGCGGTTCTAATTCGCTCGGAGCAAGGCTTGATACAGTCGACACAAATCTTGCAAACAAAGTTAATAAAGCGACAACACTCGCAGGGTACGGAATTACGGACGCATATACACGAGAAGAAACAGATAAAAAACTTGCCCGAAAGCTCAATTCAATGCCGTTCGACAGCGAACCCAAAAATAACAGCCCGTGTTACCTCACAAGCGGAGCAGTTTACAGCGCTCTGCTTGTTAAAGCAGATAAAACCGCCTTGGCAACTAAATACGATTCGTCAAATATTGAAAGTGGTACATCAACACTCACACCGTATTCAACCGTCACCGATAAAATCAAAAGTGCAAACTGTACATATAAGACGATTGGTGACATCGTAATCGTCAGTGCAACGGTCAAAATGAACGCAGTATCTCTTGGCGGCAATAGCATGTGTCCGCTGATTGATTTGCCGTACAAATGTATTTCCGAGGACAATGTTTTTTGTGTCGGTATTTCAAACCTTAGCAAGCTCTTTAAATTTGCCATTCCGAAAAATAACACTTGGCTACAGTTTTCGACTCAGGATAAGACGGCTTACACATTTGCAGACGGCGAGCAAATTAATGTGATTTGCTTGTACAAAATTAAATAACGGAGGTATGAAAAATGGAACTTAAAGAAAAAATCACACTTGATATGCTCACAAAGGACAGCGTGTCGGTACTCAGACAGCAGTTTTTGACCTTCAACGGTGAAGAAATGCAGGTTGGCGGAAACATCCGCAACGCATACATGAACAGCAAATCGGGCAGAGAACAGCTCAAAACGGTGCTGTCTGATGAATATTACAATGCCGTCATGGCAGTTTGGGGCGACAATCCAACCGTTGACGAGCCGATAGAAAGCGAGGTGTAAACAATGAAAGAAAACATTTTACAGGCATTATTTGCCACGGTATGCGGTGCTATTGTCGCATATCTTAACATCTTGCTTGTGCCGTTTGCGGTGATGATTGCGGTAATGATTATCGACTATATCACAGGAATGGCACAGGCATACATCAGCCACACGCTTAACAGCCGTGTCGGTGTAACAGGCATTATCAAAAAGGTAGGCTATATCGTAGCCGTAGCGGTCGGTATTGTTGCCGACTATCTCATCAGCTCGGCACTTGTCAACTGCGGAATCGACCTGCGGATTAACTACTGCATCGGCATGATTGTTACGATTTGGTTTATCATCAACGAGTTGATTTCAATCTTAGAAAATCTCTCGGAAATCGGTATTCCATTGCCGAAATTTTTGGTATCAATCGTTAAGAGATTAAAGACTACTGTCGAAACAAAAACAGACGAAAGCGAGGAATAATTATGGTTTTATCTAATACTGTTGACAAAATGTTAAGCGAAGATTACAAAGAAAGGTTTATCGCTGAATATCAGCAGTTATCAATCCGCCACGATGGCTTAAAGAAAATGCTTGATAACTGGGATAAAGGGAATCTGAATTTTATTCCGACTTGCCCACGCAGTACATATGACTTGCAAATTAAAGCAATGAACGATTACAGAGCCGTACTTGAAGCAAGGGCAGTTATGGAAAATATCGACTTGAAAAAATTATACGCAGAAAGCGAGGAATAATTATGAGTAATTCAAAACTTGTTAATTACACAAAATTAAGCCCAAACCACAGCGGTAAACGCACACACAGCATTGACCGCATTACTCCGCATTGTGTCGTAGGTCAGTGCAGTGTCGAAACCCTCGGCAACATCTTTATGAATACAGCCTGTGAGGCAAGCTGTAACTACGGAATCGGCTATGACGGCAGAGTGTTGCTCTGTGTCGATGAGAGCAACCGCTCTTGGTGTAGTTCATCAAACGCAAATGACCAGCGTGCAGTTACAATCGAATGTGCAAGCGACACAGTAGCTCCGTACACCATGAACAGTAAAGTGTACAACAAACTTATTGCACTTTGCGTTGACATTTGCAAGCGTAACGGCAAGACTAAACTGCTTTGGTTTGGTAATGAAAGCAAGACGCTAAATTATTCACCAAAGTCAAATGAAATGGTATTGACTGTACATAGGTGGTTTGCAAATAAATCCTGCCCGGGCGACTGGCTCTATAACAGGCTCGGCAATCTTGCAGACGAAGTAACTGCACAGCTCGGCGGTAAAACATCAAATAAGGAGAATGAGGAAATGATTAAATACGGCTCACACAATACAGCGACACTTGCATTTAAGAAACAGTTAATTACTTTGTACAACATGAAAATCATCAAAACAAAAGTCGATAACTCGAATGGTTTTGGTGACGGCACTTTAAAGGCTGTTAAAGAGGCACAGAGGGCAGGTAATGTCACAGCTAATGGTATCGTTGATGAAAAAACAATCAATGTTATCTATCATCTTATCAATGATTGCAATTGGGCTAAAGATAAAAAAATTGCCAATGCAAAAAAGGCACTCGGCTGATTAAAACCTAAAGGACATTCAACACATAATTGCAAAAACTCCCCTCACGCTGTCATTGAAGATAGGTGAGGGGAGTTTGTTATTTGTAGATTTGTTAGCTACTTGTTAGCTATGTGTTAGCTACGATATGTATTTTTCCGTGTTTTAGAGTGATTTAAGTATAGCAAAACCCCAGTAAATATCGTATTTACCGGGGTAAAAAGCTATGGTGCAGGTAACAGGACTTGAACC